TACAATGGTGAAGGTAATAAATCTTGTTGGTAGTGTTGGGATGGTATTTGCTGCTCTTGGTGGAGTAGGTATGGTAACAAAATTGATAGCATGGTTGAAGGGTGGATCAGCATTAGCAACAGTAGCAGGAGGAGGAGGTGCAGCAGCAACAGGAGGTGCAGCAGCAACGGCGGGAGGTATAGGAACAGCAGCGACTGTGGGTATCGTTGCAGGTGCTGGACTCCTTGCATCTGGTCTTGGTGAAGGTGCATTCCAGATTAAGAAGAAAGGTCAGGAAGCAGAAGAGGCATGGTTTAAAAGGTATAAAGAAAAGTGGTGGACAGACCCAAGAAAGGCAGTAGATTGGGGAATTCTTCAGATTATTAAGGGATTTAATTTTGTTGTAGGAACTATTGGTACTACTTTAGATATTATTGGAGCACCGTTTAGATACTTGGTAGAGTTAGTAAGATATCCTTTCCTTGATGAAGCAGGTAAGAAAAAACAAAGAGAAAATCTTGGTAAGTTTGATGCAAGAATTAGAGAACAGTTTAGAGAGATTGTAAATGCATTCACACTTGGTTTATTTGCTAAGGACAAGGGTGCATTTGGAAGCATCTATGGTAAGGAAGGAACAGATGCGATGGGTTATACTAAGGATGGTAAAACAAAGAGTCAGCAAGTACCTGCCAAGAAAGGAACAATACTTTTAAGTACACCTGATTTAGTAGCAACTCAGGATCTTCTTCAGGGTAAAAAATCTGGAGAAAAAGTTCATAGTATATTAAGGATGACTTCTGAAGGAGAGGATATAACAAGTGAACTTAATAAACCTCAAGGATTGATGAGAGGTATCACAGGTGCTGCTGATTTTATGACCTTAGGTATGTTTGATTTTGATCAAAGAAATCGTAAGGGAGCACCAAAGGATTTTGGTATCAGAAGAATTGCAGGAGGACTAGCGGATTATGCTACACTTGGTATTACTGATTTTGATAAGAGAGGTAAGGGTAACTTACAATTCGATCCTATTGGTGGTGGTAAAGATAAAGCATGGGGTTCTCGTAATGAGCAAGCAAAGAGAAGGGAGAAGCAATCAGGATTTGGATTGAAGAGAGGTATAGGTGGAGCATTAGATTTTGCTACACTTGGTATGTTTGATTTTGATAAACAGAATCGTAGAGGAGCACCAAAGGGTTTTGGAATTAAAAGGATTGCTGGTGGTCTTGCTGATGTTATTACTGGTGGTGCGACTGATTTTGATAAGAGAGGTGCTGGCATTGGTCAATATAGTGGATTTACTGGTAGAAGAGGTAAGAGAAATCGAAATCAAAAAAGAATAGATAAGATATTATCAGGGCCTGCCTCTCAGGAAGCAGCATTAGAGTTGCAAAAGTTGGGGTATAATAGTAAAAAAATTAATATGTGGATGAGAAAAAAAGATATGGAAAGTAAGTGGGATAAAATTTCAAAGACAACTACTGAAAACCCTGATGGGTCAATTACAAGTAGAGGATCGGGTAACTTCATTGGTGGTGAACTTTTCCGTCCTGGACAACCTTTAACTGAGAGACAATATAATGCTGTTAACTTTGCTAGGACGGCATCCAATGTGAAATATAATGATGATGTACTTAGATCTTATGCCATGTATGAAGAACAGAATAATTCTGCAGAACCCGAAGTGATTATTATTAACAAGAACAACACTGTTCCTGTTAGGGTAGGAGGTGAACAAGAGATGTTGATTGTAGGTGGATCTAATAGTGGAAGTTCTGAGGAAAGTTATGCTAGTTATCAAGGTCATTAAATATAATTAAGAGGTAATATCTATGACAATTCTATCAAGACAATCTACACCTGCTACCATTAATGAGGCAACAGTTATATCCCATACTTCAGGTGAAACTGTTGGGTTGGAGAATGGTACTTTTAATCTGACTTACTATGAAAGTATTTTGCAGGATACTATTCATGCTTCCTTTACCTATAGTGATACTGGAACTATAAATGGTCCTTTTGATGGAAAAAATGCAGTAGATGGGTTGCCTATAAAAGGATCTGAAAAATTTCTTTTAAAATTTACTGATAATCTTGATAATACACTTGAGTTTAAGGATGATAGTTCTTTATATGTGAATAATGTTACTCCTTTATTAGATGAAACAACAAAGTCAATGACTCAGTTGCATTTAGTATCTAAAGAATATATTTTAAATGAAAAGATAAGAATTAATTCTAGGTTGGATGGTCTTGTATCTCAACATATAGAAAAAATTCTTACGGAAGAAAAATATTTAAACACGAAAAAGGATATTGATATTGAAGAGACTGTTCTGCAGATTAACGAGACACCTAAGAATAAGAAACCATTTTATATAATGAATGAGATGTCCAAGAAAGGAGTCTCTGCTCAGAATCAAAAGTTAGGAAAGAGTGCAGGTTATTTTTTATACGAAACTTCTGAAGGATTTAAATTTAAATCTATTGATGGTATGTTAAGTCAGGAACCAAAGTTAAGAGTACTTTATAATGAAACTACTTCTCAAAGTGAGGATGAAATGCCTTTAGGTTATGATGTAAAGGCACTTACTTATGAGCGTTATAATTTAGTTAATGTTCAAAAGAAACTTGCTATTGGTGCTTTTACTAGTAAAGTTCTCACTTTCGATCCATTTAGTTTTAGTTTTGAGATTGCTAATCCTCAGGCATTTTTATTTGAGAATGATTATAAAATGGGAGGAGAAGAGTTGTTTAAATTGAATGATGAATTTACTAATGATAAAGCAAATGGAGATTTTTCTATCACATCATTAAAGATGAAAAGTGTTGGTGGATTGCAGATAGGAAATACTGAGACACAACTTAGTAAATCTAAAGAGGTTGATTTTACTGTAGATCAGATTCTCAATCAATCTTTCATGAGATATAATCAATTGTTTACCTCTCAAGTTAGCATTACAATACCTGGAGACTTTTCATTACATGCTGGTGATGCTATAGTTGTAGATGCTCCTATAGTGGAGTCTGATACAAAGAACGATGATTTAAATGAGCAAAGTGGGGGTCTATATATTATAAGTGACCTTGCTCATTATGTTACACCGCATGAAACTTTTACTAAATTAAATTTAATAAGAGATTCATTTGGTACTAAACCAAAGAATGACTAATCCTTAGGAGGAATCTATTATGACAACGCCAACTCCAAAACACGATCTAGAACATGAAGTTTATCTAGATCCAAAAGATCATAAAGAACATGTAAATCATGGGATGATAGAATATACTGAAGCAGATCTAGAGATGCATAATGATGCCTTTCATGCTCACTCAGAGGATGAAGTTAATAAGAATGATGGTAAGATTAATGACTGGCATACAAGACATGAAGACCAGCACCTAGAAGTATATTGTGATAATCATCCAGATTCACTGGAATGTAGAGTTTACGACGATTAAATATGTCAGAAGGAGAAGGAGCATCTAATAAAGTTTTTGGCAGTGGAGGCAACAGATGGCATGGCCAGATTGTTGATGATTCCGTGTGGAGAGATAACATACTTGCAGGAAAGTATGAGGATAAAGATACTCCTCCAGGATGGGGAAGAAGATATAAGGTTAGAGTTTTTGGTGAGCATGATCTAGGAGGAGATGAAAAGTATCCAATCCCAGATGAGCAGTTACCTTGGGCAAATATAGAGTTCCCTGTTACTGCAGGTTCAGGTGCAGGTAATTGTAGACAGACTCCTAATTTACGACAAGGTAATATTGTTAGTGGGTACTGGGCTGATGGTGATGGCAAGCAGATGCCTATCATCACAGGGGTGTTCGCTAATAATGAACAGAATGAAATGGGAACTACACTTCCTATTCCTGTTGATGAAAGTGGTGCAAATTTAGCAGTTAGTGCATTTGCCAATAAGCAATTAAAATTACCTGAAGGAACATCTAGACCTAAACCACCTCAGACTTCATTAATAACAAAGAGACCAACTCCTAAAGCAATAGCACAGGAGATTGCAAATGTAATTCCTAATACTCCAAAAGATGAGTTAGGATTACCTTTGGGTCGTCCTCGTACTCCTACTATTCTTGCTGATATTCAGAAAGCACAGGAGTTAGCAGGTGCAAGAGGTGATTTAAATCCAAGTCAGGTAACAGAGTTCATAAAATATTATGTTCAGAGGGGAATAAGTCAAAGAAAAAAACAGGCAAGATCTCCTTTCTCTCCTACATCTCCAGGTGCTACTACTGAAGCATTAGGTGAACACTTAAAGACTGCTCAAGATATTGGTAGAGAAAATAAGTGTGAAGAAAAAATTATTTTAATATCTCCTGATAATGTAGTAGACTCTGCAACGAAAGCAATTCAAACGATTAGTGAAAATTTAACACAGCAGATCAAACTTTATACTAATTCTCTTACGGATTATGCTGCTGCTACTCAAAGACCAGGAGATGATTTTCCTAAGATGGTTAAGGATTCTGCCTGTCAGATTTCTAAGTATATGAAAGTTATTATGCAGAAGGTTCAGGAGTATACTAATAAGAAAATGAATGCTGAGTTGACAGATATTGTTGCTGAGATGCCTTCTTATATGAGAGCACAGTTTTTAGATGTTAAGGAAGAAAATAATAAGAATTTGGTTAAATCTTTTAATGGTATTACTGATGGTATGTGTGGGTTGTTAGAAGATATTTTAAAATCATCATTAGATATTGATAGTTTAGTCGAGCAAGTACAAGAAAGAGCAGCTAGTTCTAATCCATTTTCAGTGGGAACATCAATTGCAGAACAGATTCTTGATGCTGCAGGATCTGTTGCTGGTAGTGGAACAGGTAATGTAACTACTAATTTTTCTCCTGGTTCTAATGATAGTACTATAGATTTAAGTGGGATAGCTCAACCATATAATGCAGGACAAACTTATCAAACAGGAGAGGTTATTCTTTTTGAAAATAAAACATATATTTGTGCAATTCCTTCTAAAGGTATTGAACCTTCGGTATTTAATAACAACTGGCAAACGCATTCTGGGGTAAAAGATACATTGTCTCCTGAGAATGAGATTATTCCTTATCAAAATGAAGAAAGAGAAACTTATACAAAGGTTCCTATTTGTTATGCAGAAGATATTGTAGGTAAGGTATTTTCATATAATAGATCAACTATTAATGGAGCAGTACAGAAAGCAGTTAATGGAATGAATCATTATGTTGAAGACATGCAGAGTCAATTAGATGCTTATGATCAAGAATTTGAATATAGGGCAGGGAAGGGTTCTACTAAAGAGGTAATTTCTTTAAGTGATGAGGAAGGACTTGGTGATGATAGAGGTGGTGCTGGATATACTACACAAGTTTCTGTTGCTACTACCTTTAGAGGAAGTCTAAGTGCCGCAGGAGATCAAGAAACAGGTGGTGGATTAAAAGTTGATATTGTAGTCAGTAGAGGTGGTCCTACTGGTAGAGCACCTGAGTTTAAAGATTCTGAATTTACTATATTGGGGATGGGAAGTAAAGAAGCAGTAATAGATCAAGATTATTATTGGATAACATTAAAAAATAGGGGAAGTAATTATGCAGTTAATTTTACTGTACCAGGTAATCCAGATCCTGTAACAACAACTTATTCTACAGGAATTTTATATAATTGTTCTACTACTGTTGTTGGAAATAGTGCTGGTACACAGTCAAATGGACAGGGTGCTACTGTAGATATTTACTTTCAAAATTATGAGGTTAAAGCAATAAGATGTAACCTACCTTATACTGGTTCAGTTTCTGCTAATGGTTATAAATTAGGAGATATTTTATCAATCAATGGTGCAGGAGCAACTTCAGGTGTTGGTGGAGCTGGAACTTTTGATAATGGTTCTGGAACTGGTGCTCAGTTTGAAATTAATTTTAAAGAATATGAAAATGTACAAGGTAGATTGAGAGGTCCGATTGATGATAGGGGAATTACTATTTCTAATGGTGGACAAAACTATCAAGTTGGTCAGTTAGTTAATGTAGAACAAATAGGAAATCCTCAACCTTTAAATAATGATCCTGCAAATAATATAGGATCACCACAAGGTGGTACTCCTGGCGGTAGTGGAGGAGTAGATGCTTCCTTTACTGTCGTTGGTGTATTTGATAAGGGAGATGTAGTAATAGGGAAGGATGAGGATGCATTAACTGATGATTCATCTTCTAGTGGTGGTGGAGGTTTCGGTAACATGTTATCAAGTCTTAGTGGAGTTCTTGGTAACTTGACAAGTGCTCTTGATTTTGATAATATGCCAACAAACATATTTCCTTTTGAACTTCCTCCTAACAAAGCACTTGCTGATTTTTATACTCTAGGTGATGCTGGTCAATCTGCTCCTGACACTGAGATTCCTATGATGGGACAAATTACCAAGATGGCAAGCAAACCACCATATGTACCTGTTAATAATCTTGAAGAACTTCCTTTTGCACTGCCTGTCAATCCTCAGAATATTAATTTAAATATTCGTGCTACTGCTAAGGATGCACAAGTAGCACTAGATAATACAGTAGCAGGATGGAAAAATGCTTCTGATCGATTTATGAATCCTGATCAATATACCTAATAAATATTACTATGACTTTAAAAAGAATTATAATATAAGATGATCTCTACTGTAAATCTATTTGGAGCGTCAACTAAAAATGACATTAAAGTCGGTTATATATCTACTACTCGTGGGTATGTAACTGGTGTAGGAATTAGGGATGCTAACAAATATGCTAAGAGTGATCCAGGAACTAAATTCATTCTTCAGAACAGAGATTATATTAAGTATTTAAGTATCAATGAAGTTAATGAATTAACTCCTGAAGTATTAGAAACAATACCTAGGAAGATGGATCCTGCAACAGGAAGACCACGAGAATCATGTAAAGGTGTAGAATGGGAAGCACCAATTGAAGATCCTGAAGTTATCTTTTCAGGTGGTGGAGGAGTAGGTGTTGTTGGAAACCCTGTCTTTGGTACTGATGGAACACTACTTGCTGTTGATTTAGTATCTGGTGGATTTGGATATAAGTATGCTCCTGTTACAAAGTTAAGAGATGTTAGTGGGAAGGGTGCTGGTGCTCATTTAATTTCTATAGTAGGTGAAATTGCAGATACTGAAATACTTTATGATAAGAAAGAAGATTTTGAAGATTATATTATTGATGATGATACGGAAGAAGAGGTGAAGCAGATATGGTATGGTCCTGATGGAAAGGAAATAGGTACATGGGATCCTTCTTTATATTTGGGAGAAGTCGGACGATCATTTGATACAATAACTGATAATTATATTGAAAGATTACAAGAGATTGCTACTTCAGGTGTTGTAGGACAGGGAGGTGCTGAACAAGATTCTGCTGGTGTATTCTGGTGGGCTGCTAAACCTCCAGGTCCAAAGGCAGTAACCAGTAATGGAAAGACTACTAGAAATATTTACAAGGTAGAACATGTTGCATGGAATCAAACTCCACCACCTCTAGATAGTGAAGGTAATGTACTAGATTGGAGTACGAATGGGTGGTTGAATACTCATGCTATTTCTCCTATTCCTCCGTCTCATGCTAAGGGATCTGCTCGTGGAGGAGAGTTGTTTACTTTAGAATGGGATGTAGATTTTCCTTGGGATGGTGAGTATAGTTTTAGAGGAAGTGCAGATAATTCAGCAATAGTTTATGTTGATAACCAAGAACTTACTAGATATGAATTGGGTTCTGGAGGTGCTGCTGGTAAAGTTTTATCTCTTCCAACCATAGTAAAGAAAGAACTTAAAGGGGGAAGTCATAATATAAGAATTGATTTGAGGAACCATGAACATATAGTGAAGAAGAAGGTTCAAGCAAGTTCAAAAACTTATGGTTCTTTATTACTAGTAGAGGATATTCCTCAGGTAGCAGCAGAAGATCAAGGTGGTGTTACTTATGATGACTTAACTTGTTATGCCAGAATGGGTAGGTTCTTTGATATTAATGGTAACAAAGCAAAATATAAAGTTGATCCTTCTCTTAATGAACCAGAGGGATCTGATCTTGAGGTAGATTTTCGTGTAACTACATCAACTGCTTTTATTAATAAAATTGAAGTAAAGGATTTATTTACAGAGCAAGGACCAGAATTAATAAAAGGAGAACCAACACTTCCTGAGATTAGTCAGATAGAAGCTTCTGCTAAGTTTAGTTCTAGAGGATCTGGTAAGGATACCAAGTACTATATGACAGTAACTGGTAATGATTTATTAGATATTCAATTAGAATTTCGTAAGCATAGAGATGATTCTACAAGAGGTGGTGGTCATTCAGTAAATGCTATTACTATTCAAACAGAAGAGGAACCATTAGAATTATTAACAGGCCCAGTAAGTCCTGATGCTGCATGGCCTTTTGATGATGCAATGATTACTGTAAAGACAGGACGCTTTAAGAATGCTAAAGAATATGAAATTACTTTTAGTGAGGCAAGATTTCAAGCACCAAAACCAACACCAAGAATTCAATTTTTTGGATTGAATCCAGCAAATAATCCTATTGAAGTTAGGAATAATAATAAGACACTATGTTTAAAAGATAGTAGTGGTTCCGATTGTAATGCTCAATTTAATATTGATAGTGGTGATTTTATCTTTGCTCCTGATGGTAGAAGTGTAGTGGGAAACAGGGGAATGATTACAATGACTTTATCTTGGAATGATAACCCTGATGTTGCTGGAAAAGCAGTAAATCAAATTCAATTTGCAGGACAGAAATGGTTTCAAACTAACTGTATACCTACTACTGGTGTTACTCCTGCTGGATATGCTAACACTACTAGGGGATATGTTAAGTTTAATGATGGTTTTAGAGTAACAGGATCCTATGTAACAAGTTATATTTCTACTTGGTTAACTCAGACAATCAGAACAGGTTTCACTTATCAAGAGGTCTTTGATCAAATTGTATCTTCTTATGCAACTATCCTGAGTAGAAAACCAGAGGCAGAGGGATTTGATTACTGGGTCAATTCATTTAGGGATAATACTAGTTGGACATTATCAAGTCTTAATGCAGCAATTTCTCAAGATGCTAACAACCCCACTACTGGTGAATTATTATTACATACTGAACATAATGGTGTTGAAGGTAACTATGATGAATGTGATGAGAACTTCTTTGCATCTAATTATGGTCAATCTCGTACATCGGGTAGTCAAACTCGCACCTTTTATTATACTACTGAAAATGCTCCCCCACCTCAAGTCTCTAATAATGATCAGCGACTTGCCTTCTTTGATGAAGATGTTTCTGAGGGTGCAAGTGTTAGTGACCCAGATTTAATTGGAGATGTAAGAGCACACTTTAATATCCTTAACATAGAACAAATATCATCTTCTGTTCCTGCTCTTCCAGGTCAAATGGAATTGAAGCAGTTGGAGAAGAATTTTAAAAAGACAGTTGTTGTTGGTAAAGTTTATCCTGTTACTGTTACTAATGCAGGACAGGGATTGATGGGTAATTTTCCTGCACCTCTTCCTGCAATACAAGTAAGAGATATTGTTAATCAAGATGTTCAGAACACTGATGGTAGTGAGACATCTATAGAGAAGACTAAAGTTTTTAACACTGTTGATTATATAACATCAGCAAACAGGAAATTATGGAGAACGAATGTTAATATGAGGGGTGGATTTATGAATGATTATGGTGTCTGTCCTTTTGATACCTATGATACTCTTCCCGACAATCCCTATGCAGGAACACATACTCTTCGATGGAATAATATTAACTTCCCTATTAGTGGAAATTATACTATTAGAATAGGTGTGGATGATAATGTTGATCTTAAGATAGGTACTAAGAAAGGTGGAAATGTACTTACAATTTCAAAGGAAGGATATATCTTTCCTGCGGATGGAGGAATTAAAAGTACAGGAGTAGGAACTTATGTAAGATATATTGAAGCAGGAAGGTATACTATTCAAGCAGATCTTACTCAAATTCCTGGTGGTAAATTTGGATTTGGTAAGATAAAAAAAGAGGGTGCTATTCATGATTATAGTGGTCATGGATTAAATCCAATGGCTCTTGCTATTACTATTGATACCACTGTTTCTGATGTTGAGGAAGTGGTTCAGAGATCCTGGCACGCTAACCCAATGGGAGTTGCTTTAAATATCAAAGCACCATTACCTCCTGCTCCTGTTCAACCAATACCTAAGCAGGAAGGTAGGTGTCCTTCTAATCCTGTTTGGTCTACTAGATTTCCTAATGCGAAGGATGGTACATGGTATCCTGTAAGGTTTGATAGTTGGACTAAGTTTCATAATAGTTATGGTATGTCTCCAGTACCTCCTCTTCCGATAGGAGGCACTGATAATGGTGGAGTTCCTTTTAGTAATAGATGGGATGTACAGATTCCTTATAATGGTTGGTATAAACTTAAAGCAACAATAGATGACATTGGAACTATATCCATTGATGGTGATGTAAAATTAGAGCTTAGTAATGCAAATAAAGTTGAGACTAAAGAGGAATTATTTTACTTATCAGAAGGATTAAAAGAAGTCGAAGTAGTGATTGAAAATAATAGTACAAAAATTTCAAACTGGATTGACCAGAAGGTCTTTAATACTAAAGATTGGGTTAATATTGATCCTCCTAGAGGTGGTGGTATTGAGAAGGATGTTAGTTTTAGAGTAAGTACTAACACTGCTCTTCAGAATTCAATAAAAATTAAAGGTTTATTATTTGAGCAAGGACCAAAATGGGGATCTACTACTTCAACTAGAACTGATCTTATCACTAATCTTATTCCTGGTCCTACTACTCCTGCTGCAGTAGAATTTATAAAGAGGGATAGTAAGTATTATTTAAAAGCATCTGGTAACAATAAAGTTCAAGTTAAGTTTGATTTTAGATGTGTAGCACCAATCTTTAAAGGAGGAGCTGTTCTTCCTGCATGTGTACCTAGTACTGGTATTACTCCTGCTGGATATGGTAATACTATTAAGGGATACCTTATGTATAATGACGGTGTTGTATCAAATAATGACTTTGTAACAAGTTATATTTCTACTTGGTTAACTGATATAATCAAAGGAGGTCAACCTATATGCGAACCTAGTACTGGTATTACTCCTGCGGGATATGGTAATACTACTAAGGGATACCTTAAGTTCAATGATAATTTCATTATAAATTATGACTTTGTAACAAGTTATATTTCTACTTGGTCAACTGATATAATCAAAACAGGTTACACTTATCAACAGGTCTTTGAACAGATTACAACTTCTTATGCAACTATTCTAAGTAGGAAACCAGAGGCAGAGGGATTTGATTATTGGGTTAATTCATTTAAGGATAATGTTGATTGGACATTATCAGATCTTAACGATAATATTTCTTTATCTGCTAATGAATCTCCTGATGGAACATTATCATCCACTGATGGAAAACAAAACCCTTGGATAAAGAGTCATCCAAGTACTAACTGGTCTGGTAGTTCGACTGCATTTTTAAGAGACTATGCTGTTTTCCCAGTTCATGATGGTACGCAGAATGGTATAGACCACACAGGAATATGGTATATCGATGTTAAAACTGCAGGAAATTATACTCTTGAAGTTCAGTCAGATGACACTGCAAAAATTGATTGGGATAATAATCGTGTAGCAAGTACTAGATGGACAGATGGAGGAGTAAGATCATTTACCATTCCTAATGTTCCTACAGGCACTCATAAATTAGCAGCAATAGTTAGAAATAATGCTGCATTTGGTGTACCTTGGTATGATAATCCAGGTGGGGTTGCTTGGACATTAAAAGATCCTTCTGGTACTGTTGTTGCTACCAGTCTTGTTCCTTTTAACGATAATATTTCTTTATCTGCTAATGAATCTTCTGATGGTGAATTATTAGTATATGCTGCACACAATGGTCTTGAAGGTAACTATGATGAATGTAATGATAATTTCTTTGCATCTAATTATGGTCAACCAACTCTTAGTCAAGTTTACACTTATCAACAGGTCTTTGAACAAATTACAGAGTCTTATGCAACTATCCTAAGTAGAAGACCAGAGGCAATTGCATTTGATTATTGGGTTAATTCATTCAAGGATAATACTGGTTGGTCATTAGCAGATCTTAATACTGCAATTTCTGATTCTGCTAATGAATCTCCTGGTGGTGAATTCTTAGTAAACGCTTCACACAATGGTCTTGAAGGTAACTATGATGAATGTAATGAGAACTTCTTGGCATTTGATTATGGTCAAGAACCTATAACTAATATTCCTGAACCTGCTGCTATTGAATCTGTTATTATTCAGACAATGGATGCACCATTAAGATTTGATAATCTTGTTGGAGAAAGTACAACACTTCCTGATTGGCCTTTTAATGGTTCATCGGTGGTGAAAGATGCTGTATTTGAGAATGGTAAAGAGTATGAAGTTACCTTTAGTGGATTGTTGAGTTCAGTACAAAGTACACCAGCAATTGAATATATTGGATTAAAAACAGCTGGTGATAAAAAATATATTAATTCTAAGAAACTTGTGTTTGATGATGATTCTTCTAATGGATTTGATGTAAATGCTACCTTTACTATTGATAGTGGTGATGTTACTTTCTCTTCTGATGGTAATAGTTTAGTGGGAAGTAAGAGTGGAAATGTTACAATGACTTATAGTTGGAATGATCATCCTAATATTGCTGGAGTAGTGTTAGATGAAATTAAAATAGGAGATACAACTTGGAAGCAATCTGGTGTAAATGGTAAGGTAACTCGTACATTTAATTTTATTGCAGATCCTAACCCCACTTCACAACCTGAAATTAGTTCTGGTGGTGCTACTGATAATTCTGATACTAATCAACCAAATCAAAGAATTTGTTTCTATGATACTGATACAAGTGCTGGTGCAACTCCTGGACCTGATTTAGATGGTGATGTTAGAGCACATTTCACTGCTATTAATGTTATTCAGATGGATGATCCAGATACAATAGAAGAAATAGAAGAACAAGTAGTAGAATTTGATGATAAAGAATTAGTTCAGATTAATAATACAGTTTTAAAGGATGTGGTAATCGGTCAGGTTTATGAGGTTGAAATTGATAATGCAGGTACTGGATATTTCCCAGGTGATTATGTTGCTCCTCCTAACCACTTAAAAGCCGCTGGTGGTGTGTTAATGGTAGAAGATATTCCTGAGATAGCAGCAGAAGATCAAGGTGGTATTACACACGATGACTTGGTATGTTCTGCGTCTAAGGGTAGATTTTTTGATATTAATGGTAATAAATGTAAATATATGATTGATCCTCCAACTTCAGGAGGAGCGTTAAGAAATGGAGTAACCTATAATGGTCCTAAGTTATGGAATTATAAACATAATGCTTATGGTGAATTTTTAAACAATGATGGTGTCTCTCCAGATTATCCTGTTAATGATATTGGACAAACAATTAATTATGTTTGGTCTAATGTTGATTTTCCTGAGACTGGTGAGTACACATTTAAGTTTGCTAATGATGCTCATGGTTCTTTGTATCTAGATGGACAGACAGTAATTGATGGAGATTTTGATACTATTGCAGGAATTTCTAATCAAGATAGGAGCAATTGGGATCCTGGTTTGAGTAAAAAGATGAAAGTTAATAAAGGAAAACATACTATAGCAGTTGCTCCGAAAGGAAGTTTGGGACTTACTGATGTTAATGCAGATGGATTGTTTAGAAAATTATCAGATGATTATTATAGAGGACAGCAAGCATGGGAAAATAATGCATCTGCAATGGCTGTATCAATTACTAGAAAAGTTGATGCTTTTGCTGGTACACCTGAAGCAAGTAAGTCTTGGATGGAGAATCCAATATCTATTTCTGCAGAATTAATTCCTCCACCTTGTCCTAGAAGAGTAAGGGGTGGTGGTGTTATTACTGAGGTTGAAATAATAGATCCTGGTAATGAGTACACTCCACCACCACCTCCAGGAGATGGTTATCCTGTTATTGTGGAATTAGATGATATTGTTGTTGATGATCCTGGTATTAACTATGATTGTTCTAAGGATAAAGTGGTGATTGAACCTGCTAATGGAGCAGAAGCTTCTTTAGAATGTGATAATTTTGGTAGGATTAAAAAAGTTAATCTAGATAATCCTGGTAATGGATTTACTACATGGCCTGATATTACTATCGATAGTCCTACAGGAGTTGCTGCTGCACTTAGACCAAAGTTTAAAATTACTCGTGAACTTCCTCCTGCAGTTATGATTGATGAGGGTCTTGATCCTGATAAATTAATACAGGTTACTGATCTTGTTGGACTCAATCAGACAGGATATTATGATGGTAAACCTTACTATGGTGCTGTCTTCTATAAAGATGGTGTTAGATATGCTGGATACTATGAAACCACTGGTGTTCTAGTTCAGATATATGATACAATGCAAGAAAGCATCGATGGTATGGTTACTACACCTGCATCTGCGATCCTTAGACAGGGTACTGATATTGCAAGTGATGATCCTAATCTTGACATCCCTAATACTCCCGACACTCTTACTTAAATATGGATAGGTTATCTAGCACTGCTAAAAAGAATTATACCGAGGTAGGACTTGGTAATGATTTAGGTCACATTAAGTTTGGTCATGTTAACCAGAAAGGTGATGTGACAATGGCTGTTTGTGTTGGTGTGGGTCGTGAGGGTTCTGATGATTCTCGTCACCAACTTAGTTTTGAGAGTGATGGTAAAAGAAAAGGTTTTACTACTCTTACTACACCTACACAATTTAGAGTGGAGTGTGGTAGGAATTGTAAAGAAGAAGAGAATGCATTAAATATAACAGCACAAAATGGTGACATTTCTCTTGTTTCCTTGAATGGTAAGATTAGATTGTCAGCAACTTGTATTGAATTGAATGCAACAGGTGAAGGAACTTCTAAAGGGTTGATTAAATTAGATTCTACTGAAGCAGTTAAAGTAGAAACAAAGAAACTACTTGTAAATACTAAAGTGATTTATAAGATAGTATCTACAGGAACTGGTGAGATAGTTGCCAATACTGCATTAAAGATGTATGCTTCTATAGTAAAAGGAGTTACTGATGCTGTGAAGGTTAAAGATTCTAAGAATCATCATCAAAAATATCAACAAGCTAACATGTATAAGGGAGAATAAAAAATGACTTTTAATTTAGACGATGTTCAAGTTGGTGGACAAATAATGGTGGGGACAGGTGCTCCTCCTGCTGTAGGGCAAGGAAAGAAAAGAATAAATGGATCTCTTTATGCAGAAGGTCCAGTTCTTTTTGGTTCTACTACTGAGTTTGGTACACCTAAAAGAAATAGAGGTGCTACTTTAATGATAGCTCCACTTACTAATGAGGATGAGCATTGTAATCATCCTACTGGTAATATAGGGGCATCAGGAAGACTCCCTATGGTATTGAAGGCTAAAGGTAATGCAGTAATTGATGGTGATTTATATGTCAGTGGGTCAGTTGATTGTTTGTCTGTTGGAAGATTAGAAGCAAGACATTCAGTAGCAGATGGTCTTCCTAAGAAATTTGATATCCCTCATCCATCTGAGAAAGGAATGCGTCTTGCTCATGCATGTATCGAAGGTGCAGAAGTCGGTGTTTATCATAGAGGAAGACTGAGGAATGAGAAAGAGATTTTCTTACCTTCTTATTGGAAAGATTTAGTTCATGTAGATAGTATTACAGTGCAACTTCAACCTATTGGTGCTCATCAGGATATAATCATAAAGAGATGGGATGATGAGAAAGTATATCTTCAAGCAAAGGGTGGAATGCCTATTGATTGTTTCTATCATGTGTATGCTGAGAGAAAGGATATAAATCCTTTAACAGTTGAGTATAAGGGTGAAACATGGGAAGATTATCCTGATCCTACAGCAACTGATCCTAAATATTCTGGTCAAAATACTATAACTCGTTGACATCTATTAAAATGGGTGGTATAGTGGATGAGTATGATAAGTGCTTGGATGGACGAAGAATATTTAATGAAGTGTGTTGTAGACCCACTTAAGAAAACTTTTTATCTCTATTCTAATGAAGGAGATACAAAAGAAGTTGTCTGCGATAACACAGATCAGTTTATGAATGTATTGAATCTTGTTC